AGAAGGGTGTTAACTCGACCCTCATTGCTACATTTGATTTAACATATAAGTCGATATTTGTGAAAATATTAGCTGAGATGAAGTTAAGTCAAATTAGCAAGCAGGGAATTAGTACCATTGTGCCTGAAAATGCACCTAGAGGTACCAATAAGGAAGGAGCTTCTCACGCGCGTGAGGAGAGGAAGTTGGAAAAGGAGAAAACAATGAACAAGAAGCTGAGAAGGACAGGCGGGCAAAATTTCGTAAAACGCGAGAAGTCTGAGTTCCTCACTAGTATGGCTGTCTCCGCGTTAGGGAGAAATTGTGCTAGAGCTATAGACATGTTGAACCACTATTTTAATGATGCACCGGATGCATATATTAAGGCGGTCAGTATGATTATTAAACGGGTTCCTGGGTTTTATGATTACTATAAAGAATCTAAATTGGTTAAGTTTGGCTCATGTGGAGTGAACAATCAATGTCTTTGGAAAGCAGTAGCGCAGTACAACATGGAGCTCTCAGAGCACACAATAATGGATGATTGGAAGCTTACGAAAGCAGCAGTCATCAATTTTATTGAAGGAAACCTCACCATGAGAGTGCAATACAGACGAGAAGAGGAGAGAACGTTAAGGGCCATCTACACTGATGAAGTTATCAGACATGTTAAAGGTGATTGTCCCATGCCAGAAATAATGTTCCACGCCGTTTGTGCCTTCTACCATATTAGGGTAGGGGTTATTCACTCAGAAACAAAGAAGTACTTCTACGGAATTTGGGAGGAGCGAGGTAATATATTAACAGTCAATTTGACGTTAAGGAATTACCAGCCTCACTATTCTAGGAATTATGCCAAAACTATAATCCGAACCACCCGTCCAGTCCGTGAGCAATCATTGGCTGAGGATAGAGTAGCGGTTGCGGAATTTGTGGCAGGAGGGAATCATTCGGACGAGCTTAGTGCCATACTAGCCGATCCGATAGCAATGCAGGGTATGGTGGACGGCCTCAGTGATCAAATTCATGAGGAAGTTGCACCACCTGTTTTTGTTAACACAGGAGAAGAACTTGTGAGAAGAAACAACATCAGTCAGCGAGAGCGTCATGCTCGAGCTGTTGAGTTTTTTAGTAGATCGGTACCAGCTTTAGTTGAGGCTAATCCATCAGTGTTTGTGCAGACAGCGCCACCGATGAGACCTCAATTAGTTGACGGAGTGAGATTAGTTCCCCCGGTTATGGCCCTACGTGAAACAGGCGCACAAATAACGCAGTTTCGCATGGACCATAGCGTACCGGATAATATTAGAAGTGGCCTCGTCAGAATTGAGGAAATTGATTCTGACGATGAAGATGAGAGCTATTTGCCGGAGGTCGTACCCAGGATATATAGAGCGATGAACAATTTAGTTGTTCAAAACTCTGTGCCAGGTAGAATGATTTACGGAGCTAGTAGCTTCATGACTAACTATGTAAGTGCCCTGATGGAAGAGAGTGTTCCATCAGTTACGTACCCACCGCTATCAACGTCAGAACATGGCAGCGGAGTTAGGCCAGTTGTTTTCCCACCAGTAGTTGAAGAAGGGAGGCCAGTCACAGGACGACATTATCATTATGCGTCCCGTGACCCGCAACGGTTGTTTCCTTTTGAAAATAGTGCTACAAATTGGGCGGTCGTAGTGGCCACTGGGTTTGTGGGTTTCATGGCTTTGGCCGTGTATTTCAAAAGGACTCAGAAGTACTTTGAGGTACCTGAGGAAACTAAGTGGGAGAAGTTCAAATCCTCCATTAAAACTACTGTTCACAAGAAAACAGGTTTGTTCGCACCACCAACACCAACAGGTTTGGTTGAGAGTGTGAAGAATTTGTGGAAAGTTAGCAAGCTAATTGATTTGAAGAAAGAGTTGGGAGGTAAATTGGAAGTGGAATATTTGAAGACCGCTGCGATGAAGAAATTTAAGAAAGCCGCTTGGAGTACCTTTAAGGAGGTCACCAAGACGGCGCTCAAAGAAACATCTTTATTCGTCGTTGCAGCAGCATCCATTTCTAAGTTTATCGGCACTTTCAGGAAAGATAATTACATCTTAGACATTAAAATTGACAATATTAGAGAGAAGGAATATGAGAGAAATCTGTCAAGTCATGCACCAACAGCTGTCGCCCCAGTGGTGGGTGATGCAATCTTACACTTTGAAAAGAGGAGTTGGGATTTGCCCGAATTCATGTACACCATGTGTTTTTGGAGGCAGGCCAACTTTACTCAATCAGGAACAATCAACCTGAGTGTAATGGATGCGTCATTAGCGCAGACTAGCAACGCTGGATTTATGGAGAGGACAACCTCACATAAGTTCATTGAACGTTGTTTTAGGACGCAAAACAACTTTGTTACAAATGACAAGGATCAAACGGAGAATGATTTCACAACACGTTGCAGTAAGGCCATAAATGAAATGAGGCGATTGCATGATGTTGAAGCAAATGAGCAGATTTTTCAGTAGAGTCTCCGCTAAAAACGCAGTGGAGACTGTTTGGTTATAGAGTAGGTGAGGTGCCTTTGCCCACGCTACCAGATACAAAAGAAGATGTCAAATTCTATGTACGCCCAAACACACAAGACAGAAGACCAGTATCAGAAAGTCTGGGCTGTCATATAAAAGGAATAGCACCCCCCCATGCAGACCATGATGATTCAATCACGATGGCAGCAGGAGTATGTAAGAGGTTTGGAAATAAACCCACCGAGATGGAACCCGCTTTGTTAGATGAACTGCGGCAATTCACTCGGGATACGCTGTCGAGATGGGAAAGAAAATATGGATTAAAACGTTTGAAATCGAAAGACTATCCAGTGTTGCAGTGGATTGAGGACATTAACGCATCGCAGTCTCGAAAGAGTCAGCTGAGAGAAGCTAGTGAACTCATCTATGATGTAAAGAAACACACTTTGGTAAGTCTTTTTATTAAAGATGAATTTTATGAGAATGTCAAGTATCCTAGACTTATTAATAGTCGACATGATGTTTTCAAGTGCAGGGTGGGCCCTATGTTTAGAAGAATAGAAAAGAAATTATTTAAATTGCCAATGTTTATTAAGCGTGTACCAGTACATAAGAGAATGGAGTACATATCTGAAAGATTGTACGAGCCTGGAGGAGTATATTATAATACTGACTTCGAAGCGTTCGAAACTATATTTACTAAAGATGTCATGCTTAATGTCGAATTTGAACTTTATAAGTTCATGGCGCCATTTGATAGAGAAGGAGCTCAATTCCTACAAGATATTGAGGTGTTGTTGGGACAGAATGTCTGCAAGAACCCAATATTGTTGGTGTGGATCATAGCAACCAGGATGTCTGGAGAGAATAATACTTCGCTCGGAAACTCGTTTGCCAATTACATTTTTAATAAGTTCGCCGCTTTTAAAGCTGGTGTTAAAACAAAAGGTGTAGTTGAAGGAGACGATGGAACGTTTAGAGCATCAGGAGAGATTCCACAGGAAATTTATCAAAGAATGGGCCTTAAAATACAGAGGGAGGAGTTTGCAGCGCTCGGTGATATGAGCTTCTGCGGCTTGCTCCAGGATGAAGATGGACGACAAAATATAACAAACCCAATTAAAGTTTTAGCAAAATTTGGATGGTGCTCAAGGAAATATGTAGGCAGCAGTGACAAAACCAAAAGATCTTTGGCTGTCGCAAAAGCTTTGAGCTATTTACATCAATATCCACACATGCCGCTCGTTAGGCCATGGTGTGACATGATTTTAAGAACATGTGAGATGAATAACTACCGAATTATGAAGTACATAAATTCCTTAGACGAGTTTGCAAGGAATATGCACTTATCTGCTTTTAATTCTTACCGGAAAGATAATATACCAAGCTACAAACCATCCACTGGTACCAGGTGCATGGTTGATAGACTTTTCGGAATATCTATTAAGCAACAACTAGACATAGAAGATAAACTAAAGAGTTGTGATTATGGACCCATTGAGATGGACGTCGAATTTGGAGACGTTTACCATTATATTTGGACAACATTCGTGTCCCAGACGGACACACTCAATAGTGTGGTGACCAACCGCCAAAATTTAGATGAGGTCACCACGAGGATAAGCCACCACCTGCGAAGAGGAGGGGCCAGGCCAGCTGATTAGCACGATAATTAGCCGTCAGGAGTAAGACG